CCACGCTTTCAAGGGCTGAAAAAGAATTGAGGACAATGTTCAGCGCCTTGTTCATTCCGCGCAGTGCGGAAGACATCCCGTCATTTACCACGATTGAAGTCCGGATTGCTCCCATTGCCTCACCCCTTTCCTTTTGCCCTACTTATTTCCTTCATTTTTTTCTTTTCCGCCTCCACCCGAATATCAATCGCCGCGATCACAAACGCTTTTTCACGCATCGGCAGCGAAAGATATTCTGATGGTTTCCAGTGAAATCTGTGGAGACAATAATAAGCTACCGTCGCTTCGTCATCGTCTCCGTTGATGAGTTTTTTGCATCGGCAACCAGCTCATTTAACTCGTTTCCGGAATCCTCTACCAGCGCTTCCGTAAGCCTGTCAAACTCATCCTTGTACAGCATGGCTTTGATCAGCTTTTCTTCCCCTCTTACATGATAGCTGTCCTGAAGCTCCGCATCCTTCAGATTCGGGAATACCACTGCTGCCGCAGCCAGCTTTGCCAGATACCCGTTAGCATCAAATTCATTCGTATACTGGTTCTTCTTTCCCGGAATCGGGACACGACGCGTACAGGAGCGGCGCAGCTCTTCATCCTCCTCTGCGCCGATCGGTCTGATTTCCCATTTCACAAGACCTTTTTCATCCTTGAACCGCTCAGACACCACCAGCTTTTTGTTTTCCCGCTTTTCAGCGTTCTCCGCCATAAAACATGATAAACCACCCATTTTCTTTCATTCCTTTCTTACTGCATCCCTGCCAGCATCTTAAACTCCTCCGGCATCTCCCAGTCTTCAAACGTGAAGTCCATTTCTTCGTCCAGATACTCCCCGTCCGCATCAAACTTCGCCAAAATCCCGCCATCCATACAGCAGTCTTTTAAGATTACCGTCTGTCTGCCGATCGTAGCGGACGGATCTTCGTTCGTGACCTGAATATCAAAATAAATGACTTCGCCCGTCTCCTTGTACCGGTATAACAGTTTCCGGAATACTGACGTATTAAAATGGAATGTCGCCGATCCGGTCCCTTTCCATCCGGTCGGCTTATTCCCCTTTCCGGTCTTCCCGAGAATCGGAATCTCCGTTTTTGTAATCTCCATCTTTGCTTCCAGATTGATCGCCTGCATAAAATTGTAGCGATTTCCCTCAATCGTGGCATAACATTCCGCCAGGGAGGCGGAGATTGAATCCCTGGCATCCATCAGCTTGTTATTTCCCATGTGTCCTCCTTTACTCCACCACAACGGTCATGTAGAGCTGCCTCATGCAGTTGACGGGCGTTACCAGAAGCTGTACGGTAACGGCGCGTTTATTTTCGCCGCGCGTCACCACAATGTTTTCCGTGCTTACCGCTTCGATCGCCCGCAGCCCCGCCAGCTGTTTTACATAGCTGACCACCTCATTCCACAGGCTCACCCTGCCGGAATCATCATTCGGAACCTTCCCGAAAAAGCGTGTATTGAAGATAACCGCAACATCATTACCAATCTGGTCCAATACCCTCACGGTCTGATTGCTTGAAAACTCTTCCTGCTTTTCTTCCGTAAATGTGGTCAGCGTATTGATATCCAAAAGCACCCGTATCTCTCCCGCAACTTTATGGAAGATAAACTTTCCGGCAGAAATAGAATCAGAGAGCTGCTGCTGTGTGTATGCCACGTCAATCGTCAGTTCTCCATCATACGCCGCGTTATCGTTGGTCTTGCTGATCTCACAGGCAGCTTCCGCCCCCGCCGTCCAGTAGACCAGCCCCGCTTCCTCTTCCTCCGTCTTGTTTTCCACGGAAATGATTCCCTCATGGTCTGCGCCGTTCATCCGGTAAACAACCGTCTGAAACTTCACACCTGCGGTTTCACGCATCCGGCGCGTAAATTCCACATACAGTTTCTTCGTTGTTTCATCCGTCACAGGGCAGCACAGAATGTTAAACGAGCAGGATTCCATTGCATCCAGAAATCCGGAATGATCCGCTCCCTTTACCTCTTCGCCGTTGTTCCCGCCGCTCAGAGGCTTCCCTGCTGTCAGCTCCAGAACGACCTCTTTCTTCCAAATCAGGTAATCGTTATCTTTCAGCGCCCCGATTCCTGCCACCGTCTGTTTATCGACCTCGCGACCGTCCAGCAGCGTGGACACATCAAAACTGCTCTTTACGTCCACATTTGCCGTCACCACGACCGTCAGGTCATTTCCACGGCTACCGCTGTATCTGGCTTCTGCCAGATCGTTCTGCGCCTTCACACCGCCATTTAAACGATAGAGCAGGCATCTTGTCGCCTTGCGGAATATCTCCCTCAGATTCCGCATTTCCGCCGCATCTCTGGTATATCCCAACACCTTGCGCATATCCCTTGAAAAATCTTCTGCCGTCAGTTCTATCACCTGTTTTTCAGGCCCCCAGCCAAGTTCGACCGGCACAGCCACGATTCCCCGTTCTGACAGCGCCGAGGAACTGTTTGCCGCGCTCACAAAATTGATATACGCACCGGGCAGGGTTTTATTCTGTGCAGTAAAACTTCCGCCGCCTAACATCTACTTCACCGTTCCTTTCTGATATTTCTTTAATATTTCATCTGTTTCCCGCAGACTGTACATCCTGTTTTCTTCCAGCAGCGCCCGCAAAAGGTCCTGCTGCCCGCGATACCGCCTTGAAGACAAGAGCTGCCTTTTGGTATACCTCTCACTTTTCATCCGTAACCGTCCCTTTCACATCCAGCGTCCCCATTGTCTCCGCCTTGTCCTCTGCGCGTATGAGCATCCGGCTGAAGCTAACCTGAAATGTAAGAATTCCGTTCGAGATATTCCCCTCCGGTTCCAGTCCGTGTACCAGCCTGCCGTCCGGAAGAAAAATCCATTCCATCCCCTCCAAAATCATCTCGCACACTTCATTCAGCAGTCTGGTACAATCCGTATGTTCTTCCGGAATGAACTGCACCCGCATATCCCATGTGCGCTGCCTGCGAGTCCTAAGTAATGGCGTATCGGATGTTTTTAAAAACCCAATAAAAAAGCAAGGCATTTCAATCCCCTGCTCCACGTTCTTTGTATAGATCGGATATTTTCCCGAAAACAGTTCATCCAGTTTCCTGGTAACTGCATCCATCAAGTCATTTTGCATCCACTGTCTCCTTTATCAAGGCCTCCAGCTTCTTTTCAATCAACTTCGGCGCCATACGCTCCACATCCTTTACAGAAAGTGTGAGCATGAATTTTCCCTCGACCCATCCGCTTTTAAGTTTTTTTCCGATGGCCGGGACGTATCTGCCGGGCGTCTGTCGATGCCCGTATTCAACATAACTGGCATAGATTACGTTATTGATAATCTCAATCTCCCAGCCGTCCGAACCTTTTTTCGGGCGGCTTGCTGTCCATCCGCGCCGGAGAGTCCCCCCGGTGTATCCCTCCCACTGCTGCGCGATTTTTTCATCCTCCACAGCGTCTTCCGGGATTGTTCCTACCGGAGTCCTCTTCCCGACCAGATACAATAGCCTCGCCGCCAGCTCCTGCGCGCATTTTCTGCAAAAAGCATCCTGTTCTTTTTCCAGTTTCTCCATGCGTTTCTGTAAGTTTTCCAATTCCCGGAAATCACATTTTCCCCACTTCGGCATTACGCATATCCTTTCCACAGCTCCAAAACGATTTCCTGATGCGACGAATAAACCGCCGCTTTCCCACTCTGGCCGTAGCTTTCTGTCCGTCCCTGCCGGGATACTTCTATCCGGCATCCTGGCGGGATTTCCTGCTCCGGATTCAGGAAAAGTTTTATCGTCTGTGACACATCCGTGACCGTCTCTCCGGTATCCGCTGATGGGAATCCCGAAAAAGACAGATGGCACGGAATCCCGCTGGACATCTGTCTTTCCTGCTGCTTTGTTACCTTTGTGTCAGGGTCTTTTTCGTGTACTATCTGATAAATGCTGCATATCCCGTCATAGGTCTGCTCTATCATGGTTCTGTGCATTTTCTGCGCCTGTCTGATCGCATCCGCAATCATGCTACCACCTCAGCTTCCTGTATCGGTTTAACTGCGCCCGGTAATTTTTCAGGATGCTATCCTTTAAAATTTCCGAGGCATCGCCGAAGCTGGTTGACGTATCCCCTTCCGAAATGGATTTGACCATTACCGGCGCTGCCGCCTCCCCGGGATGTTCATACCGGTACAGATCAACCGCCATACGGTATGCTGTATGGATCAGGCCCTCCTGCAGCTCATCCAAATTGCAGTAATTCAGGATCGTTTCCTGTACCGCATCCAGAACAAATGCCAGTACAGCGTCTTTTCCCGTTTCTTCCGGCTGTATCCCCAAAAGCGCTTTCAATCTTTCCAGCTCCATATGCCGCCTCAGCCCAGCTTGTGCTTAAAGGCAACAATGCGGATCTGCTTATGCTCATATACAGGCTTCCAGTTTTTCGGGTTTGCGACCTCCAGACGGGAAGGGCCTTCTGTTTTTGCCACCTCTGCATTCTGCCATGCGATCCCGCGCGGATGCAGGATCATCGTTTTGCGGTTGATCAGGTAGTCGATACCGGATCCCTTTCTCTTTGCACGGTCTGTTTCTGTCGCCACAAATCCTACCGGATTCCCGTTTC